TAATGCTGAACTAAATAATCAACGTGACCAGTTTAACGCGCAAAATCAACTTGTTATTTCACAAAACAATGCCCAATGGCGTCGTGAGATTGCAACAGCAGATACCGCTGCAGTTAACCGTGCTAATGAACTAAATGCTGCTTCTATCCTAGATGTCAGTAAAACTGCTTACGATAATCTGTGGCAGTATTATGCAGATACTATGGAGTGGGCATGGACATCCGCTGATAATCAGCTTGATCGTATCACAGATATGGCTATTGCAGAGTTGACAGCAGACACTAATTTAGCAACACAACAGATGTCAAATGACTCTGCTGCTGGGGGTGCTATTGGTAGTCTTATCGGTACACTTGGCAGTGCATGGATTTCGTCTAGCCTATGTTGGGTAGCCCGTGAAGTCTATGGTGCTGGTGATACTCGTTGGTTTGTATTCCGCACATGGATGCGGTACAACGCTCCTAAGTGGTTATACAAACTATATGAAAAACATGGTGAGTCTTACGCTGCATTTATTAGCAACAAACCTGTATTTAAATGGGCTACCAAGAAGCTGATGGATTTGGTGGTCGAAAGAGGGAGCAAAGTTTATGCGTGACAATCCCGCCGTACAAACGTATAATAACATTCGTCTTGACGAAATGCCAGAGCCAAAAAAACCTACACTATCAGGTTTGCTTGCGCCTCGCAAGACAATGAAAGAAAAAGCAGAGGACAGGTCTAACGAGCCTTTGGCACGTGTTGTGGCGCACATGTCTGCTATCCGACGTAAAAGGAATGATATAAATGGCGGAACGTAACGAGCCACTATTTGATGCTCCTATTCCCGGCATGGCATTGACCCATGAACTGGGCGCAAGGCCGTGGCAGAGTCCACCTCAATACGCAACAGTTGATGAGGCCATAGAATATTATCTATCTCGTATGGCTACGGATGAAGTAAATGATCAGATACTGGACGTGCTTGAGATGGGTGTTCCTGTAGCATCGTTGGCTAATACAATGCAAATGGCAAATGTCATGGAGGGCAAGCACAGTGTTGATGTAGGCATTCTTGTGCTACCTGTGATTATGGAAATGATGATGCTAATTGCAGACAGCGCCAAGATAGATTACGAGACAGGTCTTGGTAATCCAGATAAAGTAAAAACACGTCCAAGTCTTATAGCAAAACTAAAGAAAAAGTTGGAAGATGAGAAAAAAGAAAACGGTGACGACAAAGAAGAGACTGAAAAACCTGAAGTAGAAGAACAGGAAGATGACAAAGAAGAGCCTAAAGGGCTAATGGCACGGAGAAAATAATGCCGCTGTTTGGTAGTAATTTTGCACAAGGCTTCATCAAAGGTGTTGCAGAAAGCGTAGATGAGCGTTTAAAAGACGACATGGACCGCACGTTCAAACGTGCAGATCGTGCCGCTGATTATCATATTCGTCGTAAAGCTGCTGATCAAGAGCGTTATGACGCAGAAATGCGTGACGTTGAAGACCTGCTGAACAGTTTTGCTGCATTTACGGGTGGTGACCTTGATAAGGCTGCGCAGCTATACAAAGCTGGCGGTGGTAGTGTAGAAAACGCAAAAGCATTTTATACCACACTAAATGACGCACAAAACAAATTAGGTGATGATTTCGACATTAACAGAGCTGTGACATTTGCAGAGTCTCAGGCTGGTGAACTTGGCATGGCAGACTATCTTGGCAATCTTGTACGTCGTCCCAGAGATTTTGTTGCAGCATCTCTGCCCGACAGCACTATGGGTGGAGTTGGTCTATTCCGTGCGTTTCAGCCCGGTGAGTCTATTCGCAAAGATATTGCAGAGCAGGTTGAGTCTGCTATCCCCACAAGTGCAAGGAATTTTACAGAATCAGAAATTGGCACAGCTTCTGTTGACTACGGCCAGCTTCCGACATCCACAGAATACGGTTTAAAAATGGAAAGTGAACGTGTCGCGCTGTCTACAAGTAAACTAAATTTGCAGAAGCTTACAAAAGAAATAGCAGATTTAGGTGGACTTACGCGATCTGAAGGGCGCACTTATTGGAACGATACCAAAAGAGAGTTTTTAAATGCGGCTGCACTTCCTCTTGACGACGACGGGGAGTTTCTCTTGAGAGACGCCTCTGATAGACTAAGTGAAGCACAAGAAGCCTATTCAAAATCCTTGAGAGATACAGTTCAGTATTTTGTTGATACTGGATCAGTAGGAACTAAGAAGGGTCGAGATATGCTTGCTGGATATGCAAGAAATCCTTTTGTTGTAGCTACAGAAGCCCCGCGAAACGATAGCGATGGCACGTTAGATTTTAGATCAATGAGTGTGGGTTCATATTACGCCGTAAAGTATCAAGGTTCCGACAATCCTGAAACATTTATTTTTGCAGGTTATGATACAGATGGCGAACCTATAAAAATCAGGGTTAGGTAACATGTCTCAAAGAACTACTGTACCTCTCACTCAGGATGATCTTGATCAGGTAAACGATGGCAGTGTTGTTGTAGAACCCCCAACTGTAGAAATACAAATAGACGACAACAGACCCACCGTTCCATTGACAGAAGACGATCTAAAAGCTGTCGAATCTTCTCCCCCCAAAAAACCAGACCCATATGTGCCTTTTGACGAGCGCATTGAAGTGGACGATGCTTCTGTTGCACCTGTGCAAGAAGAGCCACAGGAGTTTGTGTCCCTACGTGATCTGGAAAACGATGATGATCTTGTAGAAGACATACTACAATATCGACTAGACAGATTTGGTGTAGAAAAAGATGAAGGTGCCGTTAATCTTCTTACAGGTGCTTTTGTCGGTCCCACGCAAGAAGCTACAAACGAAAACATAATTGATGACTTTTTGGATCATCACAGGTTTCTCATATCTAACAGCGTAAATTCAATAGCAGAAGTTGGTTGGCTTCGCGGTCTAAAACAAAAAGAAGAAGCCGCCATAGAAGCGGGTGACACAGATCGTGCTAATAACTTTGCAGAGCAACGCGCCCGTGCTAGACGACTGTATCTTAGAGCAGATCAATTAGGAGGTTTGTTTGGAGAGGGCCGTAAGGCACGATACGAAGGCATGGATTTGTCTGAACGTATTGGTGATACGGCAGAAACAGTAGGCACATATGTCCTATCTGGACTCTCTGATCCACTTACACTGGTAACGGCAGGTATAGGCAGGGTCATGGCTGGCGGAGCAGCTATGGCAGGTAATCCTTTCCGTGCTGCCTTGATGGCTGCTGTGGGAGCGGCACCGGCAGAAGCAGGTTCTGCTGCTGTTGTAGATTACGCTGTTCAAAAAGCAGAAATAGAAATGGGTGTGCGTGACACTGTAGACTACAAACGAACTGCGATTGTAGCCGGTGTTGGCGCGGCCACCTCTGGGGTTTTGTCTGCTGGCGGTGCTACCGTATCTGCTCTAAAAACAGACAAAGTTACACGGGGTGAACTTACAAACGCACTGAAGAAAAATACAGAGAGACAAACAAAAGCTGCTGAACGCACAAATGCCCGTTTAGGCAATGAGTCGAGGCTAATCCGTGAACGTCTTGCAAAAGGCATTACAGATGTATATGGCGCAGACGCAATTGTAAGAAACAAAAAGGGTGAAATAACGGGTATAGATAGTAAGATCATTCGTGAATCTGATTATGCTGGACGATTAAAAGATGAGCTTGATCTTGATCTTGACTTAGTGGCACCTTCACTTAGCTTTAGTACCTTTGAGCGTGTAACAGCATCCACTGGAGAGGTAATAGAGGCTGTAAGAGACAAGAAACTAAAGTTTATAGATGGCGTTACGGGCAAAGAAGTAAAAGATTTTTCTGCACCGTTGCAGAAGAATGAGATGGTTAGTGAAAGACTACTCAATATTCTTTCTAATGTTCGTGAAGACTCCCAAGACGCAGTTGCAGATATATTAGGTAAATATGGAATAACACAAAGAGAGTTGGCTGCAACGCTGTTTGCAGACGCAAGCTGGGCAGGTAAGAGGCTCCGTTCTCTTAGAGATTTGAGTGACATCGTAGGTCGGGCTGGTAGGGCAAAAACTATTGGTGAGGCTGTTGAAGAAGGAGAGGCGGCTGCAGAAGCCAGTTTTGGTCGTTTATTCCGTAGGCTAGAAGACATACGTCGTCTGACACTTGTTAGCGGCATTGCTACTGCTGTCCGTAACAATTTCTCGCAGGTTCTTAGAAGTGGTGTGGAACTGCCAGTATATGCTTTGGAGTCCGCCATCAACCCACGAAAAAAACTCGGTCTTCGTAATACTTTTGCACAATTAGAGCATACTTTTTACGATCCAAAAGATGCTGCAACAATAGCGCAGTTTATGCTTGACTTAAATGCAAATCAAAAAGCCAGATTCTACAATCAATTCTCAGAAGTTAAAAATTATCTGAACAAAAAGAACCCCGGACAGGCATCCACATCTAAACACGGAGAAGGTTTAGGTTTGGGATCGCGGTTTCTTGACGGCTGGGAAAATGTCGTACACTCGTTTAACTATTTAAACAGGTTGCAGGAAGCTGCATATCGTAATGGTATGTTTACTGCATCTCTTCAACGACAGTTGTTTGACGAGGGTAAGGACATTATTGAAGTTCTTAACTCCGGTAAAGTAACAGAAAACATTTCTGAATCTATGGTAGCAAAAGCTGTAGATGATGCCCTTGAATTTACGTATGCGTCACAACCACAGTTTGCACCCTTCCGCTTCTTAAACAATATGATTGTAAAATCGGGAGCTACTTTAGCTATACCGTTTCCAAGATTTATGTTTAAGGCATTGGAAATGACTTATAACTATAATATTACCGGAGCCGCAACCGCACTTACCAGAATGTTTTTACAGAAAACTCTTGGAACAGATTTACCCGGAGGTGTTGCTAAGGCTGCAGGTAGAACGATTACAGACGGTCAGTACAAACAGTTTGCTCAAGGTCTTGCTGGAGGACTTCCTTTACTTAGCCTTGGATATATGCTGCGTGATCCAGAGGGGCCACAGGCTGGAAGCGAATGGTATATGTTAAAAGACGGTTTGGGTAACGAGTTTGACGCCAGACCATTCTTCCCACTTACTCCGTATCTTTTATTTGGAGAGTGGATGCACAGGTGGCAAGAGGAGCGTCCTAATATCTTCAGAGCGCGGGAAGCTGTAGAGGGTTTGACAGGTGCTAACTTCAGGGGATCAGGGCCGTCTGGCAAAATGTTAGAAGACCTTGTGACTATGTTAAACTCTGATGATCTAGGGGATCAGAGAGCTTTTACCATAGGACTTAAAGAAATGGGAAGGTACATTGGAGAAGCTGCCGTAGGATATGGTCAGTTTATATTCCAAGTGGGAGACTTTGTACCTATGGATCAACGGATGAAAGATTATAAGGATGATCCTGAATATGGTGATGGTCTGAGAGCGTTTCTTGGTGGATTGGCAGAACCCTTCATATCACGTATTGAACGTGTAAAGGAAGCAGCACCAGATATACTTGGCTTTGAAGAAGAGTTTCCGTACAAAGAAGACCCACGATTTGAAGAGGTGCCTGAAAGGGTCATGCCATTTATGAAGATTTTGTTTGGTGCGACTCTTACACGGGTGCCGCCTAAATATGTAACGGAGCTAAATAGACTTGGCTTCACATATGTAGACTTTATGGCAAAAACAAACTCTCGTAAACTTGACAGGGTTATGAATAGAGAGATGGGCAAAGCTATGCAAAGTGAAATGCCTGAACTATTGCGTGTTTTGAAAGACGATCCTGCCATAAAAAATGAAGATGGCAGTATAAATAAAAGTCTAATGAAAACAGAAATAAAAAATTACATTTCTGTCATAAAACAGATGAACTTTGCCGCCTTGCGAGATTCAAATTTAGAAGCTATTCACGCCTCCGACTTACAGAGATTTAGTCGCCTTGGTCCTACCGGACGTTCTGCAGCTATGATAGCATTTAAACGTGTAAAAGGAAGGTCAGCAGATTTTAACGTGCCAGAGGACGTTGCAGAGCTTATAGACTTTGGAAAAAATCATTTCAAAACCTATGCAAAGCAGCGAAAGGCAATTCCTAAATAGACTCTAGTATGCCTATGGCAAGTATGATAGCGCCCACGGAGTTTAGGACAATCAACGCTCTATCATTCCACATGAAGCCCACCCAACCCCACATAGATACTCCTATAAAACTTAGGATCAGGTCCAGTTGGTTGGAATAATCAGCCGCCCGTACAACAAATGCTGACAGTATAAAGAAGCTGGCAGTCCATTTGACATACCAACTTGCATCTTTATACGGCGTTACTTTATCTACTTTACGCATACTTCTTCAGGTTGTCGAAGTATGCTGCATTCCAACCCCGCTGCCATTCACGGTACGGGGTTGTGTTTTTCTTGAGTGGGTTTGCAACAACATGATGCTTACCCTTACGCATTTCAGTTTTGCTAAACGCGCCATACCCATCACGATAGTTCTTATCCAGACTCTTATTCATCTTAGTCTCCTTCAGGCCAGTTGTTGAGAATTGCAAGGCGATCTTCGTGTACAGCCATCTTGTCTAACTCTGACTGTACAGCTTCCATGATATCAGAGTGTTCTCCAATACCAGCAGGATTTTTGAAATAGGTTTCGATGTTCATCATATGCAAGTGAACATTTGCCTGTGCGTGATTTTTCAACACGCTAATCATCTTTTCTTTCACTCTTCTTCTCCTTTTCATCCACTGTTTTGCTTCTCGTTCTATGTTTAGCATTATGTAGCCTCTATGTCAACTACCTCACATACACCAGCAGTGCAAGCCAACTCACGTCCACCTGACGTGGTATCTTCTTTCTCGTAGTCCTGCAGCCATGTCCAATCAATAGACTTTGGCATCTTCTTTATCATATCTCCGTATTCTTCGACAGAGCAGTCTTGATACGGTGCTTGCTTGTAGGTGTGTTCACTGAATGGCAAAAAGCTGATACCAGACACTTCATCAAAATGTTCGTAGACCCACGAGCCTACTTCCATCCATTCGTGTTCTTTGACAGAGATAGTTACAGATGGTTTATGTTCGCACCAGTTACGCTGATACAGAAGCCACAAATCAAGCTGCTCAATGGCTGTCATGTCAAACCGTGTAACGGCACCATGAGGCGATTTCATGGGGAAGCTGAACACTGTCGTGCTATCCGGTTTCATCACATCAGGCTCAGAAGGCACACCTGAACTGACCATGAACTGTGTCAGCGGGTCTTTGTTATCGCCCCGCACCGTGCGAATGTAGTACGGGTTGTGACGCGCATGGATGCCACTGGCGCTGTCTACAAGCTGTGAGACAGTTCCGCTGGGCTTAACACAGGTAATAGCCGTAGAGATAGGTATATCAAGCTCTGCAGCCAAGTCTGCATTAGTCTTGACGGCTTCCACACGCAGTGCATTAAGCGTTGCACCCATATTCATTCCAAGATGCGCTGACTTACCGGACATCATGGCGTTATCCATAATGCCTGTCAAAGACACACCAAGCAGACGTTCTTCTTCTGTATTCTTACGCCATACACTCCGCAGATATTTGAAGTCCGTCAGAGTAGACTGGAACGTGCCAAGTATCGTAGCCAGACGAACCTTGTCTGTAAGCGTTTGCTGTGTATCAGACGCCCGTACAACAACCTCCGACAAATTACAGAACTGATACGGGCGCAGGATAATTTCACTACAAGGGTTGCAACCAAAGTCGTGATCTGTATCGCGGCGACCATTTTTCTGTGCTTGTTTTTTGGCGGCTTGGCGATTGAAGATACCACGTTCACCTGACTTGCTTTCATACAAGGACACCCACTCACGCATGAATGTACCCATCTCTGGTTTTTCTTTGTACGCAACACTATTGTTTGCCAACGCACGTTGGCCTTCACTCTCCCACCATTGACCTGACTTAGCGTGTCGCATCTGATCATCATTAAGATTAGACAGGCTAATTAGTGCGCTGCGGCGTACACCGCCAACGACGACAACCTCACCTATCTTACACATTAAGTCGTGGCACTCAATGGGATACAGGCGACGGCCTGATGCTTTCTTGAACATCTCTACCGTGAACTGAAACAGTTCCTCAAGGGGGGCTGGGCCACTCGCACGACCACCGAATGTCTTGAGACGTGCGCCAGCAGGACGAACCTCTGACGTGTCCCATTGTGGTACTTGCCCTGCGTACAAAAGCGAGATTAGTTCTCGCAGGGATTTGGCCCAGCCCGGACGTGAATCGCCAACTTTGATGACGGTATTTGTGTCATGCATAGTCTCATTGACGATTGGCAGCTTCTCTGTGTGGTGACGTTCCACAGAAAAGCCTACACCAGTGCCGCACATAAGGATATACATTGTCTCGTCAAAGGAACGAGGACTATCCACTGGTACGTAGGAGCAATTGTAACTGCCAACGTGGCAACGATCCAGTGCGGGACCGGCAGTCATTAATGCTCTCATGCTTGGCATGATGTTCTGATTAAGCACCGCTTCCTCTAATTCTTTTCTCAATGAATCAGAAAGCTGATAGTCATGTTTAGTGACCAGATGCCTAGTAATATAATCAAAGTATCTTTCGACTGTTTCACTCCATGTCTCCCTTCGTTGGTCATCTTCTTTCCAACGAGCATATCGGGAAAGAGCAATAAAGTTCTGATAGTCCGTAGGTAAATAGTTGTTCATAACATCACTCCGTGATTGTTCTAATATGCCGTATGTTTGCGCCATCTACATCGTAGAAATACTCACGCAAACCATCTTCTATTTCTGCTCCAACATCTTCGTCTGCCGGTACAGGATATTCTTCTGGATCAACCTCAATAGTTATAAAGACCTTAACCTTCATCGTAGCAGCCTTCTACTTCCTCTATCAACTTGTCCAGATACCACTGTGCTTTCTTTAGGTCTTCTGTACCATTCTTATAACGGTATCGCCATAGATATTTCATAATATTTCCTTGCAGATAATACTCGTAGCCATCACCTGTAGCAGCACGAATAGCGTCTATGCACTCAACACCTGTCTTGTTGTAGTGTGGAGGGCTGTTGACCATATCTTTAAATGCTGCCCCAGCTTCATCTGCTTTTATGGCTGCTCGTTTCATAAACTCTTCGTGACGCATTACGCGCTCCCTTTTGTTTTGCTTGAGAAGTTTAGATGCACGATATTACCGTCGCCCTGTGTAATCTGAATGTCGATATCGTCATCGTCATCATCATCTGGATGTTCCATTTCCATGACAAAATTATGTGCAGCTTGTCCAAACTCTTCATTTGATTCCATGATTGGAACAGCAGCGCAGACCATCTTACACAGATGCATGATCTGTGCATAGTCGTCTGGGTCTAAATCGCCACCTGCTGACATTATGGACACATCTATCTGACCTGTCCACTCTACGTTGTTTGTCACCGTCTTTTCCATGATAGGACGAATCCTGATCAAGAAGTCGTCGTCTTCTACGTAATCTTCGACAGTCATTGAGTTATCTCCTTTTCACTTTGTTGCCACTAAACTTGATAAACTTAGGATGCTTATTCTTACCTTTTTCATACAACCAATCTTCTGGTATGATTCTATCGTAGAATAGAAACCCGTATTTTATACACCATTGACCATAAGTAGACTTTGCTCCCTTACGCAACTTGCGCCTACTATTCTCAAAAACAAAACGAATGTCAAGACTAGGGTGCTGTTTTTTTACGGCAAGATGCTTTCTTCTATCTGCCGCTGTAAACATACCCTTTGTCTCTATTATTATGCCATTGCACAGCACGAAGTCTGGAGTATACGTTCTATAAGCTAGGTCTTCCCATTCTATCTTTAGTTTTTCGTATTCATAGCTGACACTATGCTCTTCAAGATAGACAGATATTTTATGCTCTAGTCCGCTTCTATATCCATATTTTCGTGCTGCGCGAAATGCTTTGTAGTTAGCCACTAGAATCCGCGACCTTTCCAAAAGTCAACGGGATCACGATATCCAATAGCCTTCAGTTCTTCTCGCAGAACTTTATCCGCTTCGTTACGTGCCTCAATAGCCGCACGTACTCCAGCAGTTTTGCGCTCACGATATTCCTTACGCAAGTCGCTAAGTTTCTGCTCAGTAAGTTTGATCTCTTCTGTGAGAGCATCAAGTTCAAGTTTTTCATCCATCCATATACTCCTCTGTTAGCGATACATAAGCAACCGTTTTAGGCTGTTTAGCTTGGGACGCTACGGCAGGACGTTCAGTCAGTCCGGGCCAACAAGCAAAACGAAAACGGCAAAAGACACAACTCTGATCCAGAACCATGTTGCCTGTCTCTTTACCACGAAAGGTTTCTGGCACAGCATCAAAGCAACGCTCAAACCTATTCTCTTTTATTGTGTCTGCAGTCTGTTGAATATGGGCTACTTCCTTGTCAATGTCAATAGCTGTAGCTGGAACATATTTGAATTGTCCATTTGCTTTGTTGACTACCCACCATCCGCCAGCATTTTTACCGGCTGCTTTTGCATATCCAGCAAGCTGTGCTACATACCCAAAGGCATCACCACTTTTCAACGACTCAAATGAGTCAAACTTGTGTGTGTAAGACCAATTAGATGCGGACTTAATATCGTCAACAGCACCATCAATAACAATATCGTAAGTGCCGTCGATGGATGTGTCATCATCAAGTTTAAGAGTAACCTTTTTATTATCCTCATACTGCACTCCCGCCTCTTTCAACAGACCTTTGAAGACAGCCTCAACGATGTCTCCAAGCATCATGTTCATTACAAATGTTGTGGGTAGAGGTAGTGCTTTCTCTGGTTCGTTTTTCTCAAACCAAAGCTGACAAGTTGGCCTACCTACATTTGACATACGTAGGCCAAACTTATCTCGCTTATTGCCCCCGCCAAACTGACGGGCAATAGCATTCATAACATCAAGGCCGATCTGCTCAACTGTTTCCTTTGAAACTGTTGACTTACCGTTAGTAGCGTCCTCCATGTATTGATACAATGCCAGTTCAGCAGGGTGTTGCATTAGGCTGCTTCCTCTTCGTCTACTTCAACATCTACCAGATCGTCAACTATGTCCATTTCATCATCACCGATCTGTGAGTTAGCCTTTTCAGACCAAGCACTGGAAATGTAGCTGTTGTAGTTGTCAATCCATGACATAAAGTCGCTGAACATTTTATGTTCGTTGTCAGTAATGTCAAGAGTCTTAGACAGGTCAAGGGACACAACAGGCACATAGAAGCTGTTACCGTTAGGCAGCTTACGCTCCTCTGTATTTGCTGTGATGATATGCTGAATAGGAAGACGCTGCATCTTTGCCAGCTTAGACATAGTGTCACCCACTAGCTTAAAAGCATCACGATTGTCAATCTCCCAAATAAATGGGCTGGGATCGACAGACACCTCTTCTCCGCTATCATTGACGGCACCCGTAAGAGTTACTTCACCAAGTATTACACGCACACGTTTAATCTGCTTGATGAGTTCCTTAGTTTTGTCTGGCAAGGCATTGAAGTCCTTGATATAACCAGCAGGTTTGCCGCAGTTAAATCCACCATCATTGTCTTTCAAGTCCATATTCAGGCTATCAGCCATCAAAGTCTTGATATAACGATTAGGCATCTTTTCATTACCCTTGACGAAACGCTTATACATATAACGCTGCATGTGAGGGCGAATCTTGACAGAGTTAGCATAGTACATAGGACCGTCTGGGACTTCCAGACGATATGCACCAGCTTGCACCACTTCCATGTTGACTTTCTTACCACTTACCTCTCCTTCACCCATGATAGGAGAATGGGAGATGCGAAGACGCGGCAAATTGCTGCTCTTCTGTGAGGTGGTTTCATTGGCAATACCCATTGCCTTAGCCATTACGGCGTAGTTGTTAGTATCTATTGTAGTCAGTTCCATATTTTATACTCCTTCTTTTGAGTTGGAAAGCATAGTTATATCACGACACGTCTCTCGTGTCAAGCCAGTTGGGGCCGATTTTTGCCTCTAGTTCCAAAGGAACATTGAATACCAACCCCCAACGTATGGTAATCAACTCAGGTAGCACCCTGTTAGTTTCATCTATCAAATTGATAACCCTCCTTTCTTCATCAGGGTGTACGTCAATAACGATTGAATCGTGTACAGTATTTACCACACAAGATAACATGCCGTCAAGCAATTTATCTATGTGTAATAATGCCACAGGTACTATGTCGGCAGTGGCAAAAGACTGCACAGGGTAGTTCTTTATCTGTGTGAAGTGAGATATACGCCCACTAGGCTTGCGCCGCACGTTTGGAAATGCAAACTCGCGTCCCGATGGAGTAGTTATCTTACGCTTACTCAGAGCTTCTTTAGCCAGTTTGGTGTGCCATATCCCAATCCCTTTGTATTTCTGCGTGAAGTGTTCATAGTATTTCGCCTCCGCTGCAGTTCTCCCAAATCCCGTTGCGCCATAAAGCGGAGCAAACGTATGCGCCTTCGCAGTCTGACGATCCGTAGGTTGACCAGCATCGGTAATAACCTTAGCGGTGTATGCATGTACATCAAATCCAGTAGATACTTCATCAATTGCTACTCCATCCTGTGAAAGATATGCAGCGGCGCGAAACTCTAGCTGTGCAAAGTCAGCCTCTAGTATCTTACCACCGTCAAAGCGAGACTTGAATACACGCTTCACCGGAAACGTGCCGCCTCGTGGCATGTTCTGCATATTAGGATCACGTCCACTGAATCTGCCGGTGGATGTCATATGCTGTGTCAAACGAACATGCAGCTTACCATCCTGTTTTGTATACATGCGAATGCCGTCTACAAAAGACGATAGATAAGTTTCTACAGCCGACAAGCGTCGAACTTTTGACAAGAAGTCAACTGCATCTGTCATATTTTTGGCACGTGCTGCCGCCTCAAGTGTTAACAGATTCTGCTTACTTGTGCTGAAACCATTGGCAGACCCCCACTTAGGAGATGGGGGCTTGAAACATAATCCTGCACGATTTGCTAAGTTATCAAGGGTATACCCCTTTGCATCACATGTCTTGCAACGTGTCGGATTTGTATACGGACTACCATCTTTCTTGGTCTTGCGTACATAACCTGTGCCGTTACAAACTGTGCATTGCATGGCTTTTGTCTTATAAACTCTTTTAGTGCCACCTGCTATCAGACTACGAAAGTCCACATCATTCATGTATGGATCAATTGCATTAGCCCAGAATTGTTTGTCAGTTACACGACGGCTATACACAACCCAAGACAGTTGTTCAGGACTGTTGAGGTTTATCGGTGTATCCCCCATCAATTTGCGAACATGTTGCTGCAAGTCTTTTTGTAGATCATCACGCTCTTTTTCAAACTGCTCACGCACAGCATCAAGCTCCTGTAAGTCTACACAGAAACCACGTTGATATATACGTGCAAGACATACTGCGACTTGGTTGGTCAGGTCAACTGTACCCATCTT